TTTAATGCAAACACCAAGCAAAGGATATAAATTTCCAAACTTCACCCGATACCTGTTTTTTGTAGATGGTAACATAAAAAACGTGGCAACGGATAAATCGGTTGAAGGTGTTGCTTTGGCTGATGGGGGTTTTGTTTTTCGACTTACAACTGATACTGGCCAACGCGTTTCTATAACAAAAGAGAAGATTATACACCAATGGCAAGAAATGAAAGAATTTGAACAGAAATATGTAACTGACGAGGGACTAAGATTAATTGGCCAAAAATCGAAAACAAACACAAGCCCAAAGTTCAATTATGAGCTGGCACAGGCAATACGCACCCGCATTGCAAATGGCGAAAAACCGGGTGTTATAGCCCGGGAGTTCGGTGTAGACACTTGGGCTATTCATTTTATAATCCTTAACCTTTCCTATAAAATAAGGCCCGGTGACACCAACCCAATCACTCCAGCATTATATGAGGAGCTGATCTCTAAAAACATTCCTCATATTTGGAAGGGTAAAACACGGGAAGAAATACGTAGTTTAGTTGGGTATTCATTATAACATAGGTATGGCCTACAAGAAGAAGATGGTGCCGGCAACGACGAACAATATCCAGACGGGGATATTGAACCTTTTGAATAGCGAGGGGCATTGCGCCGCCCGCATAAATGTACAGGGCCAGTGGGACGAGGCGCTACAGCTTTGGCGGCCCAGCGGCTCGACTAAAGGCGTTTACGATATTGTCTGTTGCCTCGCGCCAAAGGGTCGAATGCTGATTGTCGACACAAAACGGGGCCGGGATAAATTACGTGCCGATCAGATAATTTACCGCGACGGCATACTTGCGGCGGGAGGCATTGCTTACGAAGCGAAGACATACCCGGAGTTTGAGGACTATTATTTTAACACACTTAAGCCGACGCTTAAATAAACTTTATGCTCTTACGACCTTATCAGGCCGAGGCGCGAAGCCAAATCCGCGAAGCCTGGCTGACGGACGATTTGTTGATGTACACGATGGCAACCGGGGGAGGAAAAACCGTGCTTTTCGTCGACGTTATTCGCGAGGCAATCGAGGCCGGGCAGCGTATTATGCTCGTCGCCCACCGAAAGGAGTTGATACTTCAGGCGTGGCAAACCCTAAAGCGCATCGGCATCCACTCCGGCATTATTATGAGTGGCTTTCCGGAGCGGTTTGAGCTCGCGGTGCAGGTATGCAGCGTACAGACCATTGGCGGAAGAAGCGAGCTGCCCCCGGCCGACATTGTTATTTTCGACGAAGGCCATCATGCACAACGCGACAATACATACGGCAAAATAATAAGCCGCTACAGGCATGCCAAATGCCTGTTTGTTACGGCCCTGCCGTACCGCCTTAGCGGCGAGGGTTTTTTGCACCTACACCCGGCCGGCAAGCCTACAAAGTTGCTTGTGGGGCCTAATTTAAGGCAGCTTACCGACGACGGCTGGCTCGTACCGCTACGATATTTTATAGCGGACATCCCGGATTTGACGTCGATTAAAATGAGCACAGGAGATTACAGCGAGAGCGAGCTCGAGAAACGAATGCTCGCGATGGCCCCCCTCGTGGACACCTACCTGGAGCACGCCCGCGGGAAGCGAGGCGTAGTTTTCGCCGTTACGCTCGAGCACTCGCGGCAAATTGTTAAACAGTATTTAGAGGCGGGCGTTGCGGCCGAGCACCTCGATGGCGAAACGCCAGACGACCAGAGGTCATCGATATTGCAGCGTTTCCGCACCGGCTTATTACGGGTTATCGTAAACGTCGGCATCATTACCGAGGGGTTTGATTTTCCGGACTGCGAGTTCATACAGCTTGCCCGACCAACGAAGTCTCTTTCTCTTTTTCTACAGATGGTCGGTCGCGTTACGCGGGCACTGGCCGGCGTCGTTGACATCCCTGGCTATACGGCGGAGCAAAGAAAGAGGTCGATAGCCGCCTCGGCGAAGCCTTGCGGTATAATACTCGACAACGCCGGCTGCTACATCGAACACGGCTTTCCGACTAAAGAACACGATGTCGAATACTATTTCCTGGGTGCCAAACGACACAAAAAACCGGTCGAGGAAACGATAGAAATCCTCGTCTATGTTGCCGAGGATGAAAACGGGGTGCGCCGCCGAACGAAGAACCCAGAGGAGTTAAAAGGTATGCGGCTTATCGAGGTTACGGAGGAGGTGCAAAAACGAGTGACGGCATTGGCAAGCCTAAAAGAATTTGATAGACTTTACTTTATGCTTAAAAACAGAATGGCACCGGGTAAGAAATTTGGTTTCACCGTTTTCTACCAGTTTAAAAGCCTTTGCGAGGCCAAAAACCTACTTATAACCGACCAGATGTGGGAATACATATATAACAAACTTGTGGGCGAGGTAAACGATAAGCTCGCAGCCCTCGAGCGAGATCGGGCACGGAACCTTGAGTTCTACCCCGACGAGTTATATAAAAAGCTAACAGACGCGGCACGCATGGAGGGCGTGCCCGAGCGGTTCTTCCAGAAAGAGCGGGGGGAGTACGAGCGGCGGCATTTCCAAGAAATCTTGTCGGCCCGTTTTGCCTGAATGGCTTAAATTTAATACCCGCAGCAACGGCAAAAAGGACAGACCTACGTTTTAACTCGCACAAACCATGAGGGCGCTGTATGGCAGACGACGAACCTGGCTTTGAAAATAAAAAAATAGATGATGCAGCCCTTGACCGCTTGGCGGCTATGCGAAAGCGTAGCATCGAACAGCTTAATGCGATCTTACCAGTTACAACTCGAAAACGGACGTATACCTTCGCCGAGCTATATAAACAAAAGGACGAGGAGCAGCGATTTTTAATACCTGACCTTATACCGGCCGGCGCATTAACGGTATTGATAGGCGAGGACGGCATAGGCAAGACGCAAATATGTAATCAGATTTGCCTGGCGGTGGCCAAAGGCGAAACCTCCGTCCTGGGCCTGCCCTTAAACGTAAAACACAAACGGGCGTTATTTTTAGGGACCGAGGACAGCCGGCAAAAGTTTATCAGCGCCATCTCAAAGCAGTTCGACGCCATATATCCCGGCAGCGACCCTGCGGAAGTGGCGATTGATTTTACGGAGGGAAGCGACTTTGATGACTTTGCCGATTTAAAAACAGAACTTGACCTACAACTCGATACAAACTTTTACGACCTTATCGTGGGCGATGCCTTGGGCGATCTTTTCGGCCTCATTGACGGCGACATCAACGACAACTCTGCCGCCCGCAAACTCCTCTCGTACTTTCAACACGTTTGCAACGAGCGAAATACGACGATAATCCTGATACACCATGCGGCGAAGAGCAAAATAGTGGGCCACAGGAAGGAGGGCAAGTTATTCGTCGAAAAGAACGATTCGCAGGGGGCCGGCGCTATAACGCAAAAGCCTCGCACTATCCTCGCCCTCACAAACGACCCGAAGACCGGCTCGCCTGACGGGCGCACCTATACAAACTATCTGCACGTCGTCAAGGCGAACCTGATGGGCAAAAAGTATGTGCAGTCGGCCGTTGACCTACAGTTTGACACGGCAACGCTCCTCCACCGCTCGCGTGGTACGATTGACATCGAAATGATGCAAAAAGAGGCCGAGGCCGAGGGCGGCGTAGCGGTTAAGCAGCCGGAGAAGTTTAACGCTCGGAAATCAAGGCCCGATCAGATTAGCCGGACACAACACGAGGAGATTTGCGAGCTTATGTTCCGCGACAGCACGATATTGAGCCGAGAGGCTTTAATAAACAAGATGCAGCAACAGTATGGTGTCGGCCGGTTGAAGGTTGAGCAGAAGGACGGGTTTCTGCACCATTACCTCGACCTTAAAATTATTGTAAAACTCGACGACGGGAGCTATAAGTATAACGACGAGCCGCCGTTTTAAAATTTAATTATGAGCGACAACTTGGGCGACTATCAAATTCGTTTCGGCCGCCACGAAGGCGATAAGCTGAAAGATATACCGGCTGATTATCTTATGAAGTTGTACCGGGATAATAATGTCGGTATAAGGATATACAAGGAGGTAGGCGAGTACATACTTGCAAACCGAGAGCGGCTGTTGAAGGAGGAAGCTGCAATAAAAGGTCAATTATTTTAATAACAATAAAAACAAAAACGATTTCGATATTTCACACATTCAATACAAGTAAAAATGGCAAACAAAAACACAGACAACGCGGTTTTGATTACAATACTAATGGTTTTATCCTTTTTAGTTATATGCGGCATCCTTTATTTATGGGACTTAATAACCTCTAATATTTAAAATGATACATTACCTAAAAACCTGGCCGGAGCATTTTAACGATATAAGCAAAGGTCATAAGAAATTTGAGCTCCGCCGAGCCGACCGGCCGTTTAGCACGGGTGATACGCTTTGTTTGCAGGAATATAAGCCGGCCGAGGCGGGCAATGCAGCAGGGTATACAGGCCGCGAGGTAGACGTGCAGGTGTTGCACATCTTGCACGGCGCAAGTTTACCGCCTGATTTCGGCCTACAACCAGGCTTCGTTATTATGTCAATCGTCTTGCTCGGCCGCCGATATGTAAGGCCGGAGGAGCCGAAGGTGGTTGTTAAAGTCTCGTCGCCGAGGGCAAAATACGGCAGCGGCGGAGGGTTTGCTGCCGGCAATAAAGGCACGGCAAGCCTCCTTCATCCAACAACTACAGACGCACAACAAGCGTACCGCGAGGAGCTACTACCAAAGGACAAGCGCGCCAAAAAGGAGGAGTACTACGGGCCGGACACAAGGTCGCAATACTAACTTTAGGTGATTTGCTTGCGCGTGTAATGTATTGATACACAAGTACTTTAATTAAAGTGAATTTAAAATACAACAATGTTGCAAAGATAATGTGCTTTATTTAAAATAAGTACAATAATTTTACCTAAAACTTAAAATTATGTACACTTTAAGCAATGATGTAAAACAGAAACTTGATGCTGTTTTGTTCCTTTCGGATTCATTAGCAAAGCGCTCCACTCTTTTCGATTTATTTGAAGGCGTGGTACGCAATGAAGTAAAACTTATTAAAAAAAAGGTACGCAGCAAACGCACTTCCGAAGGCATGCATACTAATGCCCGTAAACGCCGCCCGAATGAATACCACATTGATGACCACGCAGGAATCGCAGCAAAGATGTTTTGGCCGGCGGCGGACGAAGAGCCGATTTATTACGATAGAGAAACTATGATAAACAGGCTTATGGAAGAATACCAAGTTGGACGTAACCGGGTTGAAGAGCGCGAAGGGTTTTTGAATTACCTCGTTGCTTCCGGCTTAATCAGACGAAGGATTGACGGTCTCTTTTGCTGGGGTGAATTGCCGGTTGAACAATAATTAAAATATATGTTTTATTGTATTTATGCCATTATGCCATGTGTGACTGCAACTTTAGCCGATTTCTTCAAGCCGCGCGAAACGTTACAACCTATTGATATACAAAGGCTTTGTATAAAGCTGAAGGCATTATATTTAATTTATTTTAATATATGTATAATCATTTGTTTTCCAATTAGTTACAAGCTATTTCAAAACCACCAAGCAACACTACAAAAAGCCCTATAAATACTAAAGTATTTATAATAGGGCTGTTTTTTGTTTACGTTTGTTGCGCGGTGAACACATTACAAAAAAACAAAAGATTTTAAAATGAACATCACCGGTCTGAAAGAGCATGTAAAAAAAGAAGCCGACATTGTAAAGATCGTCCAACACTTCGTCCGCCTCAAACGTTCCGGCCACGAGTATATCGGCCTCTGCCCCTTCCACAGCGAGCGAACGCCGTCGTTTACCGTAGACCCCGTAAAACGTATTTTTAAATGCTTTGGCTGCGGCATCGGCGGCGATAGCGTCGAGTTTATAATGCGCCAGGAACACCTCTGCTTCGTCGAGGCACTGCACCGCATAGCACAACTCGAGAATATACCCGTATCGCTGGAGGATGATAAAAAACAAGGTTATAACAATAATATTGGAGCATTAAGAAATATTAAGGCTGTGGAGAGGGGGGTAGTTGAAAAAACATTGGCACAGTATCAAAATAACCCCCTTTTCTGGTACATTACAGGCTTATGTGGCGGCGATCAGGGCCGCGCCCTTACCCAACTATTAAAATACTATGTTGGCACCGCTACGGGGCTTAAAACGGTTTATTGGCAAGTTGACCAGTTTCAGCGTGTCCGTACCGCGCAAGTTATTGCTTACGATACAACCGGCCATCGCATCAAAACTATACCGCCGAAGCGCGTGTTTACCCAGAAGCAGGGATATAGCTCTTGTTTCTTCGGCGAGCACCTGTTACTGGAGGCCGACCGGGAGACGCTCGTTTGTGTGGTTGAGAGCGAGAAGTCGGCGGTAATTGCCGACCTTTACTTACCGGAGCTACAGGGACGACGAGCGATCTGGATAGCGTCGTGCGGTGCGCAAGGCATTACTGATGAAAAGATGTGGGCGCTGAAGGGAATGCGGGTTTGCCTTGTGCCGGACTTGTCGTTTAGCAGCCGTGCGCAATGGGGGCTGCTGCCTATGCGCAAAAAGGTGAACGAGAAGGGACAGCGGGTAATTGCCGAGGACGGGGAGCTTGAGGCGGATTTTGTGTCGCGAGGGGCGGCCCTGGCCAAGATGGGCTGTACGGTTACGAGTTACGATGCGGATGAGGAGCGACGCGATAATGCCGATTTAGCAGACATACTGGTTGAGGGGCCAGCGCCGGGGCCGATGCAAAGCGAGCCGGATTGGGAAGATTTGGGATTACCGCAAATGCCGTTTGAGTAAACGGGCGTATGCGTTGTGTGGCAAGCAGGGGCATAGTAAATTTGCCCTCAAACACAAAAATGGTATGTATGTACCAAAAATAAAAAACAGGCCAAATTTGGGCATTATGTTAGCTTATAAATTTTAAACAATGAAAATATTATTTGAAGCGAAAAACGAGTATTGGTTTACCGAGTTTGAGCGAGGCTGGTTTATGCTGTTATTTATTACCCCGGTTTGTATTTACGATAACAGCGAGGGTCGCGATAAAATTTATTTTAACTACGAAGATTTATCATGATGACAGACTACATTGTACTTCTCGACCCCGGCACGCGCCACGCCTCGCTAATATTAAACGACCACGGTTTTCCTGAGGTATACGCTACATGGGATGATGCAAACAAAGCCGGAGCATTATATCTTTTCCGCGGCGACTGTAAAGATTATGCTGTGTTTAAATACGTAAATAATAGTGAGGAATAAAACAATTTAAACAACATTATGAGCGTTTATGTCGACTTTTTAATTGATTACGGATGGAAGCTCGGCCCCTCATGCCACATGACAGCAGACACCCTCGAGGAGTTGCACGCGATGGCTGATGCAATAGGTATGAAGCGCTCATGGTTTCAAGTAAGCCGAGGCGATATACCGCACTACGATTTAGTAAACAGCCGACGTAAAGCGGCCATAAAACGAGGGGCAATCGAGATTACAACGCGCGCCGAGCTAAGGGTACACATGGACAGGATGCATCAGCTATACCCACGCAATAAATAGACGAATTCCCTTTACCTTTGCAGATATGAGTCAAAACGACCTGGGGCAACTTACTGAGCTCGAAGAACAGTTTGCCCTCGAATATTGCAAAGACTTTAACCGCACCCAAGCCGCCATCCGAGCCGGATACAGCGCCCAATCGGCCGCCAACACTGGCACCGATGTTTATGAACGCCCACGAGTCCGTAAGCGCATCATCGAGCTGTTGCGCGAGCGCCGGCAAGAGTACCCGCTTACTATCGAGCGGATGCAGACGGAGATAAAACGCTTGGCATTTGCCGATATTACGAAGGTAATTAAAAGCCTTGAGGGCGGCAAAGGCATACAGCTCGAAGACCTCAAGGCGTTACCCAAGGCAGTAACAGCCGCCATCAAAAGCATCGAGCAAGGCAGGTACGGCCTCCGCGTTGTCTTCCATGACAAGGTTGCCGCGCTGGAGATGCTGGCTAAGCACTTCGGCTTCTTTGAGGAGGACAACAAACAGAAGCAAGAAAATATCCCGCTTGTTTATATACCAGATAACGGCCGAGGGTTGAACCCAGCGGCGAATTATAGCGGCGGTAAAGCAGCACAGAACTAAAAAGCGGCCGTGAGGCCGCCTTCCTTTATTTCGTCTTACGTTTATGCCCTCGACACCACGAATAATGTGAGTTACCGCCTGGCGAGCGCCAGGTAGGAGAGCTTACTTTGTTCCACGGGATATTATGCCCCGCTCCCTTAAACTCGGTCAGCCAAACATCTTCTTTGCCGCGCTCTTTCATTAACGCAACGGCTTTACGCACGGGTGCAATACTATGTGGCTTCGGATCTATCGTGCCGTGTAGAAACCAGAGGCGCACCGACTCGAGACGCTTTTTCTTTGCCTCGCCGCCGTTGAGGTATTGTGTCATCGGGCTTTCGGTGACGGACATGATGATTGCATTGGCAATACGCTCGGCATAAGCGTCATCGGCCATGATATATTCAACAATCGTTTCGGCACCGGCCGAGAGGGCGACGAGATTGATGTGGTTACTATCAACACCGGGGAAAAGAGCAAGCACTTCGTCGATGATCGTGTTTACGGTTGCTGGTTTTGGAAAGGCCGAGGGAGCGAAAACTGCAACGAAAACGCCGAGGGGCGACCAGGATGTGCCAGGGCGGAGGTGGTAAGGAAAACCGTGGCGATAAAGCAAGTCTATTTTTCGTCCGGCCGTACCTGCCTCGCCGATGCCGGGAAAGAAGATGTACAGCGGTGTAGCGCCGTCTGCTTCGTATTTAGCGTGCGATAGTATCTCGACGCCGCCTGAGAGGTTGTGCTGTTGCATCATAAATAAAATGTTTTTTAGTTGCGCTAAAATAGTAGATTTTCATCGTATTCGGTCGACAGGTGCGGCAAGCCCTGCACACGCTGATGACATTGTATTGATTATCAATTAATGTTCGCTTACGCACCCGTTAGCGGCTATTGCGGAACATCTATGGGCTCACATGGTTTACCGCAACTTTTGCATAAATAGCAAGCACAAGCCCGCCACATACTTCCGGCTTCTTCCGCCGCATCCCAATCTGGGGGAATCATATCAGCATTGCAACAGCCGCTAACACTTGCTTTTTGCAATATGGGCTGCGGTTGTTGTTCGGGTTTCTGTTCACTATTTTGCATTTGTAAATATTTTAAGGTGAAGTTTTTCAAATACCCATACTGCAGCAAGCCGTTATCCGTTAGCGGTCATTTGCGCCTTTAGTTATGGCATGGGTATTTGAAAAAGTTTTGTACAGCAGCGCAATGATAAACAGCAGCGAAGGCGCAAACGGTGCGCTGCTTCGCAGCCATATAACATGGTGTTTCAGTAATACGGGTAGAAGAATAAAAGGGAGGCTGTAGAATAAGAGCTTTTTTGCCCGCGCCTCCCCCTGTGTAGCAGTTCTTACAGAAGGCGGTCAACTTAAATCTTTAAAGAGTTTTTTTAGTCCAGCTCTTATTTGAGATTTTTCGGCATCGTTAAAGTCAATCGGCTTTTTATTGCCGTCCACGCCGCGAAGTTTGTGTTTGAAATTTTTTATGCCTGGTGCATACACTTCAAAAAAGAATTTGGCAACTATGGCCTTTTTAAAAAGTTCAATCATGCTTCTTTAGTTTCAACGGTCATAGTATAGTCGCTGCTGCCAAATTCAAAAGCGCCTTTATTTAGTTGCCTTTCGATGTAGCTTTCGGCCAGTTCACGGCCATCACCATATTTGTCTAAAAGCTGGCGCACTGTTTCGTGGAAACGTTTTTTCTCGTTAAAAGGTCCGTAGTTTTTTTCTTCGATGTGCTTTTGTACGCCGTGTAGATTAATAAAGTAGTTCATTGGTGTATAATTTAAGATTTGAAAGCAATATTTTTAACAAAAAACCAGTCAGCAACCTTTAATGTGTCTTCAACGATTTGGGATACTGACTTTGGAATCCAGCAAATGCGCTGGTTGAAAACATCAGCACACTTACTAACTTCGAGAAGTTCCACTTTTATAGCTTTTTCCGTTTCCGAAATAAGGCCACCGAAATGGTAAGTACTGCCGGCTGTTTCAAGAACTTCATTTTTTGTGCTCATTAAGATAGTTGCTGCTTTCATGTTATTTGCTTTTGTTACACAAATATAGTAACCAGAAAGTTACTAACCAAATAATTCAGTAACTTTTTTTCTACTTTTTTAAAAATATTTTTCTACCCGTATTTCAAAGAACTATTTGCCTTGCGGCAATGTGCTCCGCAGCTTCCAAAAAAGCCGCCAGCAATAGTATTTCAATCAACGACGGAATAAACCATCTCCCGTACTACTCAAACGCCCGGCCCGTTCTACGAAAGCGGCTCACAATCTTTTGTAACCACCTTCAACTATATTTGATTTCCAATCTGCCCAAGCCTCTTCAGCAGCGGTTTCTATTTCTTCATCTGTAGCTTCATCGTCTACCTCCACTTCAACTTCATCGGTTACGATTGAACCGACATAACCAGTACCGACAGTAAATTCAAACAACAGTATCATAATTAATCTTTTGAGCCGCCTTCGTAGAACATGGGTTTTGTGCTACTGTGGCGACAGGTTTTATATGAGGTTTTGAAAAAGTTGGCATCATTTGTTTTTCAATCAGCAGAAGTGCTGCCAATTCCACAGCAGACACAAAGCCCTTACCCGTTAGCAGAAAGCCCTTACCCGTTAGCAGAAAGCGCGGGCGGTATAACAAGGTTGCAGCACTATACTATTTTGTATTTTTTTTAGCCGCGCTTCCCTTTGCCTCCTTCGTCGGCAATTTGGACGCGGCGTTTAACTTTAATTCCATCCATAAGGTAAGATTGCCGCCTATTTCTTCATTGGCCGCTGCTTGCCATCTGCTTACGTCTTCTGAATCAAACCGTTTCGGAAGCATTTTATCTCGCTTTTTCTTTTCCATTTTTAACTGTTATTTTTTTTTCATATAGGCTGATAACTCTTGTCTGTTGTAAACCGGCATCCATTCTTCCATACAGTCCTGTAAACAAAACGTACACTGCGGCGATCTTGGGTTAATAATATAGCGCGGTGTTCCGTCGGCGCTTATATATTTTTTTGACTTCATTTTTACAGAACCACCTTTACCTATAAAGGCAATCGGGTCTCTATTTTCTTCGCTCATTACTTGAAATACTTTTTAGCTGCTGCTTTTGTTGTAAACACTTCGCTTTTTACACGCAGGGCTATTGTCTTGCCCATTAAATCTTCCGCCTCAATTTTCAGGACACCCTTTTCTTCAGCCAGAATTTTCACCGGCTTGATTTCGCTTTTAATGTAAGTGTAAGATTTCATTTCAAATACTTTTGTATAGCAAATATATATACAAAAACAATACAAAAATAAATTTATTTTTCAGTTAGTCTGGGCTTCAGCCGCGCAAAAAATTTTTATTCGGCTGTATAGTTTCAATTTAACTGCATCAAGTCTACCTCACCTTACTTCCTATAACACCAGCTAAAGGCAATATGGGAGTTCTGTTTTCCAATCTGCACAAGTTTTTCAAAAGCCCATGCTTCAGCAAGCCCTTTCCCGTTGTACGCCACTTTTACCACCGTCGTTTATGAAGATTTTAGCCTTGACCGAACAAAAAGCAAAAGACATTAATTTAATCTTACGGCTTTGTGTTGCTCAAGGCGAAAATACACAATGCATTGTCCGACAATTCGACGAATTGGAAACCTTCAGTAGTTCATATATTGACCATTTACTTGACATTTTAAAACAGTATAATCAATCACCTAAAATACTTGACATTGAGGGGTGGGTTTTAGAGGCTATATATAACACTAAACCTTTTTTAGAAGATGGCGGTTTCATTCGCTTATATAAACTGGAGCAACGTGACGAAAAAATACAAGACTTTACGCTACGCAATCTTAGGCAAAGCATATTTGCAACAAAAGACTGGTGGCTTCTTTTCATCTTTACCACTCTTGCGACTGTAGGAGTAACAAAACTCACCACTTCATCCAAAGAAGAAAAAACAAAAGAGCAAGCACCCACCCAAGACAACACCAAACCTGTAACCAAAACCAATCCTTATCATTTGGACTATTCCAATTCATATAATAGACGTTTAAAAAGTGACACAATTCCAAAAGCCAAATAGAGCGGCGTACAACATGGGCTTGCTAAAACATCGGTTTTTGAAAAAGTTTTGTACGCATTATCTTTAATCAACAACAGAAACAAGGCTAAGGTGAAGTTTTTCAAATACCCATGCTTCGTAAACGCTTTCTGCGTTAGCAGTCATGCGATTCAACATAACCGCATTTTTCGCAATACCTGGACATATCCTCATCGTCTTCGGAATTAAACCAAACAAAAGAATGGTCGCACGAACCGCTAACACCGGCTTTCAGCAATATGGGTTTTAAGTCCTGTAACGAGCTGTATAACATTGTTTTAGCATTTGTTTACCTTATCCATGCGGTAGACATTTCAAATATCCATACTGTCAGCAAGCCCCGTACCGTTATTTAGATGAAATATTTCATCCACCAGAAATACCAAGAGGCAAGGTACCGATGTGTCGTCGCAGACGGATACGCATTTGAATAATCGCCGCCGGAGCCGTTGCCGCGCAGTAGGAGTTGCCTGCCCGCCTGTGCATCCGCTTTTGCCGGCGCGGTGATTATTACAGCCACAAAAAATACGGGCAGCATAAAGACGCAGAACTGATGGAATCTCTTTTTCATTTTGTTTTTTATTTTTATTGTTAACTTAGCTGAAACATTTTAAACATGCAAAAAAGATTTGTACAATACCGCAAGGCCGGCGAGCAAGGCGGCGAAGGCGGCGATACTAACTTGAACACCGCAAATGACGGCGGCGGCGCGGGTAGCGGCGATACGGCTGGCACAAAAAGCGGGGATGCACAACCAGGCACGGAAGCAAAGGCACCTACAACAGGCTTCGAGTCCTCCGCTTCAACCGGCAATTTTGGCCGCGAGGCAAAAAAAGATGCTAAAAAATAGTTCGCCTGCTTGTTGCTTTTTGTTTTTCCCGGCCTCAAAAGCCGGGTTTTTTATGCCTTATGCGCCTTCAGAACTTCGATGGCTTCCAGATACTCTTGTTCGCCTTCTTGGCTAAATTTTAGCTCCTCGAGGAGCTTGTTGCGTCGGCTACTATCAGGCATGTTTTTGATCGTTTTTAGCGTTTGCTGTGCTTGGCCGTTAAAGGCTTTAGCGATGCCGTCAAGGTGTTTGATTACGTTTTGCATATTTTACATTTCAAATAGTGAAGGTTGTAGTGCCCCGTCGCTTTGCTTTGTACCGTAAGTTATAAGCATCCGGTCGATGCTTTGCGCAAGGTTTACAAGATGCCGGCGAAAGGCCTCGCGGTCGCCCTCCATTGCAGCCGGGGCCATCGCGCGCACCCGTTTACGTAGGCGCTTAAGCTGTTTTTGCTGGTCTGTTTGTGGCATTAGTTGTTTTTTAAAAAATACTGGCCGAGGCTGTAGCCTCGCAAAATATTTGTGATCCCGGCCGGGTGCTCGAACTACGAGCGTATCTTTACTGGCTCCCGGTTGCCGCACTCGTCGAGCCACTTATGTTTTATCGGCCCTATTGCGAGTTTGCCGTATAAATTAGCGGAAGCTCTGTGTTCAATGTACTCTGGTTTCCATGCCTTAAACTTTACTATCGCAAGTATTTGCCGAGTTATCGACCACGAGTTTCGGAGCTTGGCTTGAGACAACGCAGTTGAGTAATCTTCGTATCTTAATACACAAAACGGACTAATATCATCAACTACATGGTTATTGATTACAAGCTGGTATTGCTTCATTTATTTCTTTTAAAAAGGTAATTAATAGGCTCCTTATCCGTCAAGTTGTACCCCTTGTAATACTCCGTGCACGTACACTCGCCGTCCACGTTTACGAAGCGCCGGCAAAAGTATCCGCCCTTAGTTACATAGTCGATAACAAGGTTGCGCAGGAGGGAGTAATACGCCTGTAGCACTATCGGTTTTTCTTTGGCAAACCTGGCGTAGTATTGTCGCTGCGCCTGGGTTGCAAAAATGCGGCCCTCAAACTCTGGCGGCATTTTTATACTGGGTTTTGATTGCATTACTTCGGACATTATAAGCCAGTTTTGATGTCTTTAAAATCAAAACAAAGTTCGCAAAGGCCGGTAAACTTCAAAAGGCTTTTTCCCATCGCCTCGGTATTAACCATATTTTCGAAATATTGTTGCATTGTATCGTAAGGTAAAAAAGCGTCTTTAGCTGCTTCGTATTCTTTACTATCGAAGCCCTCGTCGTTTGCTATATCTAAAAGGAAGGCTTCTTTGCTATCAAAGGTTACGCCGTTAAGCTCGGCTACGGCATACATTGCAGCGCAAACGTCCTCGAGATTCTTTTCAGCTTGGACGTTAAAGATGGCGTGCATGAGGGCAATAAGGCGAGTGCGGGCTGCAATTTTAGGGGAGTGAAGTGTAGTGGTTGTCATTGTATTTGTATTTTGTACCGTAAAGGTAAAACAAGAAGATTAAAGTACCTAATATTTTACAAACTTTTTTATTTTTTATTTTACTTTTTTTATTAAGAATTATACCCTACTTTTACAACCTGTTTATTTAAAAACAACCTATGCGCCGGACAGAAGTACTCCGGTTCCACCCGGAGGTAGAGACAATGACGTTTGATAAGGCAAAAAGCCCTATCTTCGGCTTCACTTGCCGGGTATTGTATGCCTTCCGGACGACAACCGGACGGATACTATACCAGACGGTCGATTGCTTCCGACACCCATACTATTCATCGGCCATTATAATGAATTAAAAACTACAATATGATTGAGAAAATACTTTTGGGTATAACTTATTTTTTTTTAGCGTGTTGGTGTCTCGCCTCATTTGTTTTGTTCGTTCATATAGGCAAAAACGTTATTAAAAAGGTGTTTGCCAAGCGATGTAAATTAACATTAAAACATTCAGATAAGGCATATCAGTTAGGTTCTCTATACGACACAATACAAGGGGCTAATCTTAGTAATAGAGAAATTATATCACTTATTAATACAGTTATTAGCTATAAAAGTAATTTTGAAATCCACAACGCACTGAATAGCCGAACGCTTCATCTTGAAAACGAACTAAAGGTTTATAAAGAAAAACAAGCCAGGTCATTATAATGAATTAAACTCGATCATTTGTATTTTGTACCAGTTTTTGTAAAAAAACTTGCGAGGGGCTTTTCTAAGCCCCTTTATTATTATATTCGCCACGGTTTTTCATAAGATATTGGATTTTATACGACAAGGTTGGGTTTCTACCCGACCTTCTTTTTTCCCCGTATATTTGCCTAACAGCTATGCACACAACCGCCAGGCCCGAAATCAAGCCACAACCAGGATTCCAAGAAATGGCCCTATCAACACCGGCCGACCTTGCTATCCTGGGGGCCGCCGCAGGCGTAGGTAAATCGTGGCTCCTCGAGGTAGAGGCGGCGCGAAATGTGCCCGTCCCTGGTTACGGCGCTGTCATTTTCCGACGCACCACAACGCAAATCCGGGCTCAAGGCGGCCTCTGGGACTCCTCGACCGGCCTTTACCCGCACCTCGGCGGCAACCCCCGCGAGTCGCTACTCGAGTGGACGTTTCCGAAGCACGGCTCGAAAATTAAGTTTACACACCTCGAGCACGAAAAGAATAAACTGGACTGGCAAGGCTCCGAGATACCATTTATCGGTTTCGATGAGCTGACGCACTTCTGCATGCATCCAGATACAGAAGTGTTAACCGAAAATGGCTGGAAAAGGATAACACAGGTAAAAGAAGGTGAATTAGTGCCTTCCCTGTCTCCAAACCGAAGCATTAAATACTTGCCGGTTTCCGGGACACATGCTTTTGATTTTGATGGCGAACTTATCTGCGCAAACCAACGAAACGGCGTTGCTTTCAAAGTTACTCCGAACCATCGCACTGTTGTAAACATGCAGGATGAAGCAAAGAGTTGGAAATTCGTAAGAGCAGACCACCTTTGCAAAACCGTTCAGGTTATCCCGAGGGCCGGTAATTTTGAGGGCAAAGAAATTGCAGAATATGTTTTTAACAACAAACCAAAAGGACGCGGTCACGGTAGAAATTCTAATAATGCCGACAAAATAAAGATGGATGATTGGCTTGAATTTCTGGGTTGGTATTTTTCTGAAGGCTGTGCTTTCGATAGCGATTCCCCGCGTGTTAACATTAGGCAAACTAAAATAAACGATTCCTTAACGGCACTGAAAAACCGATTACCGTTTCGCTGCTTTCAAGATACTAACGAAGGTGGGTTTTCAATTTTCAGTCGGCAGCTTTTTAACGAACTAAAGCCACTTGGCACACTTTACACCAAGCGAGTGCCGCGCTGGATTTTTAAACTTAGTAAACGGCAAATAAAAATTTTTGTAAACGCTTTTGTTGCCGGCGATGGACACACTACACCAACGGGCGCTATACACATAGGCTTGGCAAACGATGGATTAATTGATGATTTGCAAGAG